ATACAGAGGGCAGGGACGCTAAAAGGGAGACTCCGAAAGGGGTCTCTTTTTTTATGGGTGAATGTCATATAAATAAATAAAAACTACGTCCAATGGCGATTAAGAGGATATCAAGAGCATATAAAGATATTAGTTTATCTTTTGAGCCTCATCCAGTATCAGGAGATTTAAAGGTTCTTCATAATGAGAATGCGATTCGTCGTTCTGTAAGAAATATTGTTCAGACGATTCCTACTGAAAAATTCTTTAATTCTTTATTCGGATCCGATGTCTATGGTAGCCTATTTGAGTTTGTCGATTTTGGTACTGCCTCGAACATTCGGGGACAAATTGAAATTGCACTAGATAACTTTGAACCAAGAATCGATAATGTGAGTTGCGGAGTCGATCCTCAACCAGATATCAATAGTTTTGAGGTGACCGTCATCTATGACATTATTGGACAAGAGTTCCCAACACAAGAATATTCTTTCCTCTTAGAGGCAACGAGATAACACATGCCTTTTACTAAATTTACAGATCTTGACTTTGATCAGATAAAAACATCAATTACATCCTATCTCAGGGCCAACTCAGACTTTACTGGGTTTGATTTTGAGGGATCTAATTTTTCTATTTTAATTGACACCTTAGCTTATAATACGTATATCACCGCATTTAACTCTAATATGGTCGTCAATGAATCCTTCTTGGATTCTGCGACTATGAGAGAGAATGTAGTTTCTCTGGCAAGAAATATAGGTTATGTACCACGCTCTAGAACGGCAGCAACCGCCAATGTCACGGTCACCGTCGGATTCGGTGCAACCGATCCTGGAACGTCTACGGTGTCTCTACAGGCAGGTATGATATGTGTCGGTGAACGAAGTGATACATCATTTACATTTTCAATCTCAAATAATATCTCCACATCGGTAATTCTGAATGGTGCTGGTAATTATGAGGCAGTCTTTAATGGTATTGATATTAAAGAAGGTGTTTTCTTAGAAAAGAAATTTGTCATAGATGGTTCATTAGATCAAAGGTTTATATTAGATAATGATGGTATTGACACCTCGACCATGAAGGTCTATATCAGTCAGGATAGTGCAGAATTAGGAGTCGAATATTCATTAGTCGATAATATATTAAATGTAGATAAAAATTCTGAAATTTATCTCTTACAAGAGGTTCAGGATGAAAGATATGAACTCTTTTTTGGAGATGGTCTTTTCGGAAAGAAGATTCCGAACGGATATACGGTGACGGTAAGGTATATTGTTACAGACGGTAAAGAAGGTAACGGTATCGGCAAGGGAAATAGACTTACTTTCACTGGAAAGGTCGTTGATTCGAATGGAATTGCTAAAACATTGGCAGGTTCTCCACCAGTGACTGTCATCACAAATGAGTCTTCTACGAACGGATCTGAAATTGAATCTATCAGTTCGATTAAATATTATGCTCCAAAAACGTATTCTTCACAGTATCGTGCCGTCACACCACGAGATTATGAGGCAATTATTAAGAGAATTTACGCAGATACAGAATCTGTAGCTGTCGTCGGGGGTGAAGAGATGGATCCACCCGAATTTGGTAACGTTATATTAAGTATAAAACCAAAAAATGGGTTTTTTGTCACTGATTTTAACAAAACTCGGATTTTATCACAATTAAAACAGTATTCTGTCTCTGGAATTAACCAACGAATCGAAGATTTAAAGGTTTTATACGTCGAAATCAATTCTTCGGTGTATTTTAATGAAAATTTAGTCTCAACTCCAGAATCACTTAGAGCAAAGGTTGTAAATTCACTCAATACTTACGGAAATTCGGTAGATTTAAACAAATTTGGAGGAAGATTTAAGTATAGTAAGGTGCAACAGGTCATCGATGCCACTGATACTGCAATAACTTCGAATATTACGAAGGTGATCATCAGAAGAAATCTAAAAGTTGCGACAAATCAGTTTGCACAGTATGAATTATGCTATGGAAATCGATTCCATGTCAATGCTACAGGTTTTAACATCAAATCAAAAGGATTTTTCATCAGTGGAAATTCCAAACCAGTCTATATCACCGATATTCCTAATAGAGATCTAAAAACTGGAGTACTTTCTCTAGTACAGATTAATAATGATGGAAGTTTTGGAGTGGTCGCTAAATCGGCAGGAACAGTAGATTATATCAAAGGTGAAATTCTCTTAGGAACGATTAATATAACGTCCACAGTGGACGGTACAGGGGTCGTAGAGATACAGGCAATTCCTGAGTCAAATGATGTCATTGGATTGAGAGAATTATACCTTGATTTTAGCGTCTCAAAAAGTAAAATAAATATGGTAAGAGATGTGATTAGTTCGGGTGATGAAATATCTGGAACTACATTTATTAAAGACTTCTACACCTCAAGTTATCTAAACGGACAATTAATAAGAGAATAATATGATACATACTGGTTTTGAGTCTAAGGTTAAGGTTCAGCAAATTATCGGGAATCAACTTCCCGAATTTGTCGTAAATGAAAATCCTAAAGCTCTAGATTTTTTAAAGCAATATTATATTTCACAAGAATTTCAGGGTGGGCCAATTGATCTATCTGATAATTTAGATCAATATTTAAAATTAGATAATTTAACACCAGATGTAGTAGTTGACTCTACTACACTTACTACTGATATAGGAACCGCAAATGAAACAATTTCAGTTTCGAACACAAAGGGGTTTCCAAGTCAATATGGACTGTTAAAAATTAATGATGAAATCATTACATATACAGGAAAGACATCAACTACGTTTACGGGATGTATTCGTGGATTTTGTGGTATTACCAGTTATCATGAAGACCTCAAAGAAGAGGAATTGGTATTTTCAACTTCAGCAGTCGCATCACATACACAAAATGCAAATATTCAGAATCTGAGTTCTTTATTTCTCAAGGAATTTTATAGAAAGATAAAAACAACATTATCTCCAGGTTTAGAAAATGTAGATTTTAATTCTACCCTCAATGTTGGAACATTTTTAAAAGAAGTAAAGTCATTATATGAATCAAAAGGAACAGACGAGTCATTTAGAATACTTTTTAATGCTTTATATGGAGAGACTCCTCAGGTAGTTAATTTAGAAGAGTATTTAATCAAACCATCTGCGGCAAATTACGTCAGAAGAGAAATTGTCATTGCAGAGGCACTTTCTGGTAATCCTATAGACCTAGTTGGTCAGACAATCTTTAAATCTGATGATTTAGATACAAATGCCTCTATTTCTGAAGTAGAGACATTTACTAGAGCTGGAGTGGCACTCACTAGTAGTCAACAATATTTTAAAATATCTCTTTTCCGTGGTTATTCGGATGTTGAGGATACAATACAAGGAAACTTTAAAATTACCCCTGCAACAAGAGCACTTGATACTGTCAGTGTTGGTTCTTCGGTAATAACCGTTGATTCTACTGTAGGTTTTGGTACGACTGGAGTTTTAGTCGCAGGAATCAATACAAACATCAATTATACCGAAAAAAGTGTAAATCAGTTCTTTGGATGTAATGGTATTGTTGATGTTATTAAATCTACTGATTCTGTAAGAAATAATGAGACTTATTTTGGTTATGAAAATGGTGATACTACCAAAAAAGTCAAATTAAGACTCACGGGTGTATTATCAGAGTTCGAACAAGTCTCTGATACATTAGCTGTCGATGAAGGTCAGATAATTTCGGTAAAAAATGTCGGTGATTCTATCAAAGGTACTTTTTATAGTTATGAGGTTGGTGCTAATCCAATAACTGCTTATGGGAATATGTCTCATAAACGAAAATTTGCCAATTCTTTGATTTATAATACATGTGTAAGATATAATATAAAATCTATTAATAATTCTCAGATACTTTTTGATGGTGAAATTGACAGAACTAGTCTAAAGAAAGATGATAGGGTAGAGATAGTTGTTAGATCATCAAATGATGTAGTTTTAGGTGATACTTTTGATGTGTATGTTGAGACTATTATTGGTTCTAAGCAGATTAAACTGACCAGTGGATTTAATCCTACTATTAATACTGAATATGATTTGAGAAGAAAAGTTAATATTGCAAATAGTACTTCTGTTCCTTTGGAAGTCGATAAGATTGTATCTGATGTACAGAATTTATATACCGAGGGTGATGATTATATTTACATCGCTTCCAATTCAGTTCCTTCAAAAACTGGAACGTTAAATGATGAATTTACTACTTCTTTTGTCAATGATATTACCACTCCAGTAAAATCAATTTCTGTCGATTATCCACCAACTGTTGTTGGTACTGGATTGACCATAACTGTCGGATTAGATACTGCCACGTTTAGTGCCATTCAATTTGATGATCCTGTTCCATTTGTAACAGGAGATCAGGTATATTATGAACCATCTGGGAATGCTTATGTCGGACTAGAAACTGGTAGTTATTTTGTAGGGATCTTGACTACTTCTGGTACCTCTACAGATACTATACAATTATATTCATCAAAATCCTTTATTAATAGTGGTAATTACATTCCTCTTAAAGTAAGTAAGATTATAAATGTGGATGGTAGTTTTGTTCCAGAATATGCGAATGGTGATCATAAGTTTACTTTATTTTCTCAGAGATCCAATCAAATTGATCCTCAAAAATTACTTAAGAAGTTTCCATTAGAAGTAACTACCAGTAGAGGAAAACAAACTAAGACAGATGTAGGTTCTACTGGATTATTGATCAATGGTGTAGAAATTACTAACTATAAGTCAAATGATCATATTTATTATGGACCTTTAAAATCTATTGATATTTTAAATAATGGTTCTGATTATGATCTTGTCAATCCACCAAAAATAGAAGTTGCTAGTGGAACAGGAACTACAGCATTAGTTCAACCAGTCATTGAAGGTAGTATAGAAAAGGTTTTAATTGACAAGCAACAATTTAATATTAATGAGTTCATTTCTATTAATATTACTGGTGGGAATGGAGATGCTGTTTTAGAACCAGCTGTTGCCAGAAGAAGTAGAGGTGTTGAGTTTGATGGAAGAAATACAAATGCTAATGGTGGAATTAGTACGGCAAATAATACAATCAAATTCTTGACTGATCATGATTTCTTTAATCAGCAACAAGTAATTTATAATTCGAATGATAATTTGGGAATAGGTGTTGGTATTGGAACATCAACGTTAGTTACTAGTGCATCTTACTTTGTCAAAGTGTTGAATAGTAATACAGTTAAATTATATAATAGTGCAGAAGATGTGATAGCATTGTCTGGTCTAGGAACTAATCCTATAGGATTAAGTACTTATAATCTATCTGGTACTCATAAATTTGTCACTCTACCAGATCAGAAATTTATTGATAGTGTTAGGGTTTTAGATGGAGGTAAGTTTACTAATAGAAAATTATTAGTGAAACCTTCTGGTATATCAACACAATATAATAAAATTGTTTTTGATAATCATGGTTTTAATAATGGTGATGTAATTGAATATAATGTAGATGTTGGTGTTGGTACTACTATCCCTCAACCAATTTCTGGATTAACCACTGCTACAGGAGTAACGACAACGACACAATATTATAATATTGTAAAATTGGATAATGACTCTTTCCAGTTATCTGATGCTGGTGTAGGAGTAGGTGCAAGTAATACTAATTTTGAACGTGGATTAACTATAGATTTCTCATCACAAGGTACTGGATATCAAGTATTTAAATATCCCGATGTAGAGATAACACTCAGGTATACTCCTGTTGGATTTGGTACAACATCTCAGAGTTATAATGATATGATATTGACTCCTAGTATTAGGGGTAGTATTGTTGATTCTTATCTTTATGAGACTGGTACTGGTTATGGTTCGACAATATTAAACTTCGAGAAAAAACCAACACTGTCTATAAAGACAGGAAAGAGTGCAACTTTAAAACCAGTTATTGTAAATGGAATAGTTGAAGAGGTTAATATTCAATATGGTGGTGAAGAATATTTCTCTATTCCAGAATTACAAGTTATTGACCCTACTGGAAAGGGTATTGGTGCAGAATTAAGACCAGTCATAATTGATAATAAGATAACTGATATTAAAATCATCAATACTGGAATTGGATATTCTAATACATCTTCTATTAGAGTTATTTCGTCAGGTAAAAATGCAAAATTAGATGCTTCTGTTAGACCATTATCAGTTGATTTAAACGATAGAATGGGTGATGAGTTATTATTAGAAGGGCCTAATAATTTATCTTACAGTCTTTGTGGGTATGCAAAGACTTATAGAGACTCTTTTGGTGAGGTAGGAAGTGGTACCACAGTAGAGTCTAGGATTATTGGATGGGCCTATGATGGAAATCCAATATATGGATCTTATGGTTATGATGATCCTGCAGTTGCAAGTAATCCACGACGTTTAATTAGTGGTTATGAGACAGATATTACAAATATTGTAGATAGACCTGTTGGATTTACTACTGGTTTCTTTGTAGATGACTATAAATTCACAAATAATGGTGATTTGGATGTTAATAATGGTAGATTCGGAAAAACACCAGAATATCCTGAAGGTGTTTATGCATATTTTGCCACTATTGATAATGATGGTAAGACACAATTCCCCTATTTTATCGGAGATTCCTATAGATCAGTACCTTTGGAGCAAAATATCGACCAAAGTTTTGATTTTAAGGGATCAGATCTAAAAAGAAACACATTTCCTTACAGAGTTGCTGATAAAAATGCTGATAATGACTTTATTATCGAAACAAATGAACTCGAAGATCAAAAAATAGAAATAGAATCAGTTACTGATGGTTCAGTTGACCAATTATTGGTTAGTTCAGCAGGAGAAAATTATAAAATTAATGATTCTATTGATTTTGACAATATTGGTGGTGGTTCTGGAGTAGTTGCTAAGGTTTCATCATTAAAAGGTAAGGATGTTATTGGTGTAAGTGTCACAACATCTACGTATGAAGGAGTATTCAGTTGGGTGAATAGTAATACATTAAAAGTTAATGTTACTTCTATGGCTACGGCTCAGGGAATCTCTAAGGGATTTATTAGTACAGAAAGAATTAATGCATATCATAATTGGATAAACAATGATAATATTATAATTTCTGGTGTTTCTACTTCATCTGGTATTTCTTCTAGTGTTCCAGCACTAACTCAACTAGATGGAAACTATCAAATTGGAATTTCTTCTCAATCTGCATCACTAATTTCAGATGTAATACCAGCAGCATCGGGAGTAACAACAGAAATATATGTTAGTTCAATACCAAATTATCTTTCAATAGGGAGCAAGGCTGAAATTGGTGGAACAAATACTGAAGAACTAACAATTCTTAATATCTATAGAAATCTTAAAGCATTAAGAGTTGTAAGATCAACAGGACTTGCTCATAGTATAACTTCACCTATAACCTATGCTCCAGATTCTTTTACTATTGAGAAAACAACAGATTTTTTCGAATCTGAAGTAAATGATATAGTTTACTTTAATCCAACACAATCAGTTGGATTTGGTACAACATCAGGAGTCACACATAAAACTTCCTTCACTTTTGGCAACGAAATAATTACAAGAAATATACCGACTCAAAGAATTTATCTTGAGAATCATCCATTCAAAGTTGATCAGGAATTAACATTTGATAAAATTGGTGGAATAACAACAAGTGTAGCTGCTGATATTGTAGTATCAGATAATAATGGAGCAACCACATTCAACTTACCATCAACGGTTTATGTTGCTGATGTCACTCCAAATACCATTGCTCTAAAAACAGGTATTGGTACAACTAGTGGTGATTTTAAAGACCTATACTTTACTGCTGGTGGTGCTGATTTTGATTCTAAGTATAACTTCAAAACTAATTTCCCACAAATAACTGGAGAATTTCAGAAAATAACAGGAACAGTTGCAATATCTACAGTTGCCACATCTAATTTAAAATTTGGAGACCAAATTAAGTTGGATGTTAAACCAGACCTATCAGTTGGAATTGGTGCATCTACTGCTGTAAGGGTCATAAGAGACTCTGAAACGGGTTATATGTTGATTGATCCAGTTGAGACATCTTACACAAATATAGACGTTGCTGCCGACACTATTAGAATTGATAATCATGGATTTAAGAGAGGTGATAAGATATTCTATACAATTGCTGATGGTACATTCCCTACTGGATTAACTACTAATAGTTCATACTTTACATACGTTGTTAATGAGAATTTCATTCAATTATCAGAAACATCTGTAGATTGTTTATCTAACCCACCAAAAGTTGTTGATATTACAGCAGCTGGTGTTGGAACCAGTAAGTTCTATCAAATTAATCCTCAACTTGAGGTTGTTAAAAATAATAACTTAGTATTTGATTTATCCGACTCCTCTTTATCAAATTATAATTTAAAATTCTACTATGATAATGAATTTAAGAATAATTTTGTATCTACAGGATCTACTACAAATACATTCAGTATAGTCAGTAGTGGAACTACAACTACACTTAATCATGATTCATCTTATCCATCTAAGTTGTACTACTCTCTCGAAAGATCTGGATTTATTAGTACAGCAGACACTGAAGTTTCTAATTATTCTGAAATAATATTTGTAGATAGTCTCTTTAACAATTCATATAATGTTGTTGGAGTGGCTACTACCTCATTTGACTTCACTTTAAATCAAGTTCCAGAAAAATTATCATATTCTGATACTGAGTGTGATTCTATTTCATATACTACTAAGTCTTTAAATGAGACAGGTGGTATTCATGCTGCTTCTATTGTTTCTGGTGGAGTTAATTATAAAAAATTGCCTAATTTTGTCGGATCATCTTCTACAGAAGGAACTGGTGGTTATGTTATTGCAAAATCAAAAACTATTGGTAATATTAAGCAAGTAAGAATTATTAATGAAGGATTTGAGTATTCTGCAGATAGTACTTTGGAACCAACTGCATTAATATCTCCGCTTATTTCTATTAAAAATTCTAATACTATAGGTATTGTTAGTGTTACTAGTGGTGGATCTGGATTTACAGATGCTCCAAATATTGTTATTGTAGATTCTGCAACAAGGGAAAAACTTGATGGGGGTATTCTTCTACCAACTATAACGGGATCATCTATTTCTAGTGTTGAGATTGTAAGTGCTCCAAATGGTCTTCCTGATGAATCAGTTACATTATTCACCATCAATAATGATAATGGAGTTGGTATTTCAGAGATTGTTTCTAACTCAACTGGAATATTTACATGTTACATAGACACCCCTTCATCAGGATTTTCACCTTTACCATTTTTGACTAATGATGAAGTCTTTATAGAAGGAGTTACTCGTGTTGGTACTGCTGGATCTGGATTTAATAGTTCTGATTATGGATACAAATTTGGTAAAGTTATTAATTATACTACTGGTTTAAAGGATGTAGTTACAATAGATCTTGAGACAATTGGTGTATCCACTAATACTGGAATAGCAGCAACTGATCAAGGTTCATTTGCAATGATTATTAATCGAAATAATTATCCATCATTCACTACAGTTGATGAATCTAATCAATTTATTATTGGTGAAGAATTGATGATCGATAATGTTTTAATAGGATTAGTAATTACTCATTCTGAAAATGATTTTATTAAAGTATTTGGTGATTATGATCTAAAGGTTGGTGATATTGTCACTGGACAAACTTCAGGATCAATAGCTACTATTTCCAGTATCCAAGAGAACTTAGGAAAATATTCTGTTAAATTCTCAGTTAAGAAGAATATTGGATGGTCTGATGATATTGGAAAACTTGATTTAGATACTCAGGTAACAGCAGATAATGATTATTATCAAAATCTTTCATATACTGTTAAAAGTACAAAAGGATTTGATGAATTAAGAAGTCCAGTAAGTGCATTACTTCATACTAGTGGACTTAAGAATTTTGCCGATGTTGGAATAGGTTCTACAACAAGATCCACTGGTGGAATATCTACAGAGGGGTCTTGGAGGGTTGGAACATCTAGTACTGATTTCTCACTTATAATACAAGATCTTGTAGAAGATACTACAGTTTGGACTATTAATGATTATGATGAGGCATATGACTATGGAAATACTGCCACTCAATCTAGATTTATAAAACTTGAGAATAAACCTTTATCTGATTATTCTCTTGCTAAGAGTAATGAAGTTCTTAAGATTGATAATATTAATCAGCAATTCTCCAATCTTGAGGGTGAACCAAGTGAATACTTAGATCTTATTGAGTTAAACACTAGTATTCCTTATCAAAATCTTTTCTATAGAATTACTAATTTAAGTGGTACTGATATTCAGACTACAGATTTAGTTGTATTGGACAATGGAACATCTAAGGTTTTATTGGAAAAATCCAATTTAGAAGATGATTATAATATTGGAGTTTTCAGTATTGAAACAAATTTAATAGGTATGAGTGTTCTTAGATTCACACCAAATCCAAATGCATACGATTATGATTATGATTTAAAAGAAATTAAGAAAACTTTTGATTCTTCTACAGGTATTGGAACTTTCCCAATAGGATTTGTTAATAAAACTGGATTTGTGGGTGTTGCTACAACAGCCACTTCTGGTGTCACCACTACATCAATTATATCAGTGGATTCTACTAAGTTTGATTCTTTCCATGTTCAGAATCATTTGGTGAATAAAACAACGAATGAAATGAATTATGTGGAAATATATGTTACTCATGATGGAACAGATACTTATACTTCTGAATATTTCTTAGATACTCATAATCCTATAGATGGATATTCGGGTACGTTAATGGGATCCTTTAGTGGAGAACTTGATGGATCTGTATTCTCTTTACAATATGAGAATGATTTAACTGATGAGATTAAAATTAGTTCTAATATTGTTGGATTTGGTAAAACTTCTGTTGGAATTGGAACATATAGATTCCTTGCAACTGGTCAGGCAGAAACTTCTGAAAGAAGTGCACTTTATCAATCTAATTATGCAGTTGGAGTAGGAACAACAAGTATTGTTGAATTTGATTCGAATTTGTTTAATGCTGCTAAATCTATAGTTCAGGTTAGTGTCGGATCTACAAGAATTGTATCTGAAGTTAAATTTAACCATGATACTACCAATACTTTTGTACAAACTGGTCCATTCTTGTCTAATGCTGGAATAGGAACAGTTAATCCTATTGGAGTCTTTACTGGAGTATTAAGTGGTGGTACTTTTGCATTATCATTTACACCAGAAAATGGATATGCATCAAATAGTATTCAGGTAGATGCTCTTACTTTAGGTGTGTATACTGATATTGACACTGATAATATCCCTCTGATTAATGACTTTGAATATGGTAAAGCAAATGAGTCTATCAATGCACACTACTTTAATGCTATTAACGGATTAAGAATTGATAGAAAGAATTTCACATTAAAGAATGATGGAACACCAATTTTTGCAAAAACCTTTGATCCTAATTCTAGTGTCGTTAATCTTGCTACAGGACTCTTTAGTATTGACAAACATTTATTCAGAACAAATGAAGAGTTAATATACACACCTGGAGTATCATTTGTTGGTGTTGGAAGCACTGCAATGCAATATCAGAGTGGTGCATATCACCATCAACTTCCATCTTCAGTGTTTGCTATTAGAAACGATGCTAACAGTTTCTACATATCAACGACAAGAGAAGGAGCAGCTGTTACGTTTGTTGGGGTTGGTACTGGAAATGCTCACGAATTTGCTATGGCAAAGGCTGATACAAAAGCAGTATTGTCGATTAATGATGTAATTCAGGCACCATTAGCATTTTCTCCTGTTAGTCATACCTTACAAAATAACCCAGAATCAGTATTGGGTAGTGCTGGTATAGGAGCTACTGCGACTATATTCTCTCTTAGTGGAATATCATCATTAGCTCCTAGTGATATATTAAAAATTGATGATGAATATATGAAAGTTCTTGATATTGGAATAGGAACGGAAACTAGTGGACCTATCACAGTTGGAATAGGATCAACTACTCTAGTTCAGGTTGAGAGAGGTTTTGTTGGATCAGCAGCAACTGCACATACCAATACAACAACTGCTCAACTTTATAAAGGTTCATATAGAATTCTTGGTAAAGATATTTGGTTTACAGAACCTCCAAGAGGAAATCCCCAAGTAACTAAAAATATTAATAATTTGGAATGGCCAACTTCTGACTTTAATGGAAGGGTTTTCTTAAGAAGTGATTATACCACTAACCAAGTATATGATGATGTTTCTAGTCAGTTTAGTGGAATTGCTACAAACTTTGATTTAAAGGTTAATGGTGCCACTTCAGTTGGTATGGGAACTATTGGTGGTAATGGTATAGCATTAATTAATGGAATATACCAAAGACCAACAGCAGCAAATAACCCACAAAATAACTATGAAATATTAGATCCTACTATAGGTGCAGGTACCACTAGTATAATGTTTACTGGTATTTCTGCCAATGTTGGGGATCCAATAAGCATTAATGAAAATGATATTAATCAAAATCAGTTACCAAGAGGTGGAGTAATAATATCTTTAGGATCCACACCAGGTAGAGGATATGCTCCTTTAGTGCCAGCACAAGTTTATCCACAACTTGATGCTAATGGTACCATTACAAGTCTTGTCAGTGCTGCTGCAACAGGCCCTAGTAATTCTATCACAACTGCATCCTATAATAATGAAACTGGATCTTTAGAGATTACTACTGAAAATGCACATAATTTTGAGGTTGGAATTGTAGATCAAGTAAAACTTGCAGGATTAGAATTTACTTGCAGTGGATCATTTAATGTATATGATGCTTATTACAATCAAACCACAGGTGACTTGGTATTGACAGTTGGTGATCATTATCTAGCAGTAGGTCAAAACATTCAAATAAAAACTAGTTCTTTAAGATTTACTTGTGCTAAGGATAATCATGCTACTAATCATGATTATCCACGTGTGGGTGATCCTATTGCTGGAATATCTACTCCTATTACTGCAACTACTAATAGCACAGTTACTATTGGTGTAGGAACTGCAGTTGACCCTACAGCAGGAATTCATACATTTGTTTCACAAGTTATTAGTGATGCTGTTATTGTTAAAAGTGGATATTCAGGAACAACAAGTAATATCTTCCCATATGCCGCCGTAGGATTGGGCAGCACAAGTTTTGATTATACAATCGTAAGTGTTGGTGCTACAAATAAATTTACAACTGACGTAGGAATTAACTCAATACCTCATACTTTTGTTGGTGGTGGTAGTGTAATGCCTTGGTATGGAGATGCTAATCTTGGATCTGGTTATTATGGTGATACGGTTTCTATTGGAGTCACAGATATGCCATTTACACATAAGTTTGTAAGTGCTGCATCAGGTACTATAGTAGGTTATACCACTGCACCTTCTTATATTGATTATAATCCAGCAACTGGATATCTGGTGGTATCTTTACCTAATCATGGAAAAACCACTAGTGATACTGTAACATTTGCTAATGATAAGATTACTCTTACATGTTCTAAAGATAACTATGCAACTGAGCACACCTATCCAAGAGCAAGTGATCGCATCTCAGGAATAGCAACCGCTATAACTGCTTATGATACAAATACATTTACCGTATACGTTGGTGAGAATGCTGGTTCAGGTGGTTCGGTTACAGCCACGATAGGTATTGGTGGAACTCTAACCTTTGCTATTGGTGCTGGTGGTACCAATTACCAGAATCCAATTATTAACATCCCTGAACCATCATATGCTGGTTTAGGAGTTACTGGAATATCCAGATTATCAGTTCCAGGTGGAACTACCACAGATACTGGAGTTGGATTGCTTTTAGATTTACAAGTATCCGCAGCTTCTACTGTTGGTATAGGATCTACACAGTTTGCCGTGAATAATTGGGAAATAGCAAGAAATGGATATGCTTTCCAACGTGGTGATGTATTTGCTCCTGTAGGATTAGTCACAGATGCTAGTCTCTCCAGTCCTATAGAGGAATGTCAATTTACTGTATTGGACGTTTATAATGATCCATTTGCAGCATGGCAATTTGGACAATTTGACTATATTGATAGTATTAAACCTTTACAGGATGGAAGTAAGAGAAGGTTTGATTTAAAATATGATGGAGATCTTTTAAGTTTTGAATTACCAACTGATCCTGATTTCCCATATATGAATCTTGCCAATGCATTATTCATTATTGTTAATGGAATTATTCAGGAACCAGGAGTTGCCTATGAGTTTGAGGGTGGTACATCTTTTATATTTACAGAAGCTCCTAAGACAGTAGATGATGTTGCAATATTCTTCTATCGTGGAAGTTCATCTGTTGATACAGCATTAGTAACTAATATTATCCCTTCGATTAAAGAAGGTGACAGTGTTCAGATGAGAAAAATCATCGAACAAAATCCACCTACAGAAGTTAATCAAACTTCTAGATTTATTGCAGATTTGACTAGATCAGATGTAATTGAAACTAATTTGTATACTGGAGATGGAATCAGTGATACTAGACCAAAATCATTAAGTTGGACTAAACAGAAAATTGATAGGGTTATTAATGGTCAAGTATTCTATAAATCTAGAGATGCTTTAGAATCATTAATATTCCCAACTGCAAAGATTATTGGTAATTTCTCAGCAACTGATAATGAAGTATATCTTGATAATGCAGATTTATTTGCGTATGATTTACCAGATACTACTGCATCTCCTCTTGGTGGATTCATTGTAGATAACACCAGTCCCGTTGCTGCTGCATTGACGGCTACAGTATCTGCTGCTGGAACTATTTCAGCACTCACTATTGTTAGTGGTGGATCTGGTTATGTTGGGGCAACAACTTCAGTTTCTATTACTGCACCACCAGTTGGTGTGGGCACTTTCATTAAACCAGATGGTTCAGTTGGTATAGGATCAACTGCAACAGCAACTGTTACTGTAACTAATGGAGTTCTTACAGGAACTCCAACAATTACAGGAATTGGATTGGGTTATACAACTACAAATCCACCTCAAGTAATTGCTGCTCTTCCTTCATATAAATCTGAATTAATTACTAATATTACTTCTGTTAAGGGATTCTCTGGAATTGTTACTGGTATTGGAACAGCAGCAGGTGTTGGTACAATTACTGCTATCAAATTCCATGTAACTGGTATTGCTACGGGTGCATGGACTGATTTAAGTGTAGGATATCCTATTTCTGTATTTGATACACAAGTTGGATCTGGAGTAAGTTCTGTTTATGAATCTGGTAATGGTATAGTTGGAGTGGGAACAACTTTCTTAGATAACATTTATCGTGTTGCTGAGATATCCTTTACAGGAGTTGCCAATTCACCAACTGCTGTTGGACTTATAACATGTAACGTTGAGTATTTCGGTAATCATGTTGGAATAGCATCAAGTGGAACTGTACCAATAGGAGGAATATCATGGGGCAGATTGGCTGGAACTTTAACCAGAAATTCACCAGTCGGGTTTGCAGTTAGTAACTATACTGTTAATTCTGGATTGACCACTTTCCCAACATTACAAAGAAGAACTGAGGGAATTAGAGACACTGGTGGAATTGAACCAAATTAATTCTTTATAAACTCTTATAAATATCTAAAAAACTATTAATATGTCTGCTGTCGTAACAGATCAATTCCGAATATTTAATGCAGGTAATTTTGTAGATTCAGTACTAGATACTAATAATTCTTATTATGTATTTCTAGGACTCAGTAATCCTACAACTCCTAATCCTGGATTTGGTAGAACAACTACTTGGAATTCTGCATCTGGCCCTCCTAACCCAACTGATAATTTTCAGTACGAATCTCAATATGGAGATACCTCTCTTTTTGGGAAAAGAATTGTTAGCAATAATATAAGAAGAGTTGTAAGAAAAGTTGAATGGACTGAAAATACTTATTATGATATGTATAGACATGATTATAGTATCAGCAATAAAGCACCCAATTCCCAAACTGGAAGATTGTATGATGCAAATTATTTTGTAGTTAATAGTGATTATAATGTCTATATTTGTATAGAGAATGGTAGTTCAGGAGCTCCTGGTTCCACATCTGCTAAAGGTAATAAATCTAAAGATGAACCAACTTTTACAGATTTAGAACCTTCTGCTGCTGGAACTAGCAATGATGGTTTTATTTGGAAATTCTTATTTTCTATATCACCTAGTGATATTGTAAAATTTGATTCTACTGAATATATTGTTGTTCCTAATGATTGGGCAACTTCAACAGATTCTCAAATTCAAAATGTTAGAGAATCTGCTGATTCGGATATAAACCAAAATCAACTTAAAACTGTTTATATTGAGAATGGTGGTTCTGGTTACTTAAACGACACTAAAACATTACCCATATTAGGTGATGGTAGTGGAGGAAAGGTTTCTATTACCACTGTAGGTGGTGTCGTTACCTCTGCAGTAGTTACGGCAGGTGGAAGTGGATATAGTTATGGTATGGTTGATTTAGGACCTCTCCAACCTTCAGAATTTCCTACTAGTGGTTCTCCAAGTCCTGCTAAATTGATACCTATTATACCTCCTTCTAGAGGTCATGGTTATGACATCTATAAAGAATTGGGTGCTGATAGAGTTTTAGTTTATGCAAGATTTGATGACTCTACTAAAGATTTTCCAACTGATACAAAATTTGCTCAGGTTGGAATTGTAAAGAATCCAACAACATATACCAATAATAATACCATATTTACTGGTAGTCAGTACTCCTCTGTAGGTGCACTTAAACTAGATCCAAGTACATTTGATAGTACAGATCTTGTTATAGGAAGTAAAATAACACAAGTCCAAACTACTGGTAATGCTAAAGCATATGTTTCTTCTTATGATAAACAAACTGGTGTTTTAAAGTATTATCAAGATAGATCATTATATTATCAAAATAATATTAACCATAATAATCAAATAGATTATATTGGTGTTAGTAGCGAATCTAAAGTATTAGGATTTGAATCTACTACATCTAGTATTGCGTTTGAAGGATCTACCCCTAGTGATACTAATATTTCTATAGCATTTACTGGAAGAACAGTAACTGATGGTGATAAAGAAATAGATCTTGGGGTATATTTTGCAAGTGGTCTTGCTAATCCTGAGATAAATAAAACAACTGGCGATGTCATCTATATTGACAATCGAAAGGAAGTCACTAGAGACAGTAGGCAAAAAGAAGACATCAAAATCATCCTGGAATTTTAAAGTAACATGGCACAGAAAAAAGATTTAAATATCAGTCCCTATTATGATGATTTTGACCCAAGTAATAATTTTTACAAGGTCTTATTTAAACCAGGATTTCCCGTACAGGCTAGAGAATTAACATCTCTACAATCTATTCTTCAGAATCAGGTAAAAGAATTTGGGTCTCATATATTTAAAGAGGGATCTGAAGTTATTCCAGGTGGAGTCACTATTGATGTTTCATCTCATGCTGTAAAGTTAAATGCCACTCAATTTGGTGTTGATATATCTGTTTATACTGATCAATTAATTGGTAAAGTTGTAGAGGGAGAAACGACAGGTGTAACTGCAACTGTAGATTTAATTGCTTTTCCCGATGGTGGGGATGTAGAAGATATAACAATATATGTAAAATATCAAACTGCTGGTATATACGATTCTACTCAAATTAAATTTAAGGATGGTGAATCATTATTAGTAAAAGAGAGTTTGGTATATGGTAATACCACTATCAATGCAGGAACTGCTGTTGCGACTTTAATAGCTGCCAATGCTACATTTATCGGTTCTACTGCCTCTATTTCAAATGGTGTCTACTTTGTTAGAGGAACCTTTGTAAATGTAAGTAAACAAACCATAATTCTCGATCATTATCTTAATTATCCTTCATATAGAATTGGATTAAAGGTTGATGAAATAATAATAAGTGCTAAAGATGATCCTTCTTTATATGACAATGCAAAAGGATTTACAAATTATGCTGCACCAGGTGCTGATAGACTTAAAATTTCTTTATCTCTTTCTAAAAAATTACTTACAGATAAAAATGATACTGATTTTATTGAGATTGCAAGAACTGATGATGGAGAAATCAAGAAGATTAATAATAAAACTCAGTATAATATAATTAGAGATTATATTGCAGAAAGAACATATGAAGAATCTGGAAATTATGCTCTACAACCTTTTACTGTTAATGTTGTCAATTCATTAAATGATAGGTTAGGTAATGGTGGATTATATTATTCTGACCAAAAAACTGAAAATGATAATACTCCATCAGATGATTTGATGTGTGTTAAAATTTCTGAAGGTGAAGCTTATGTAAAAGGATATGATGTAACGACAAATAGTACTAGTATTCTAGATGTACCTAAACCAAGGGATACAAAAACAACCACAGGAAGTGTTCCTTTCAATATGGGGAATAACTTAATTGTTAATAACCTTGAAGGTCAACCACAATATAGAGAAGTTATTGATTTATATGGAGAATTGCAACAAGGTACTACTCATGTGGGAGTTATAGGACAAGCAAGAGTATTTTCTGCCACTCCTAGAGCATATCAATCTAATGGACAAGCAAGTTCTTGGAATTTGCGTCTTTATGATGTCCAGATGTTTGATAGAATTGCATTAAATGATAGTTTAACAGCTTCTGAAGTTACTATTGGTTATCATATAAAGGGTAAAAATAGTGGAGCTGAAGGATATTCCGCTTCTAATGCAACCAATCCTGTGAGATTAGGTATAAGTACAAACTGGATAAATGTCGATGGTACTAACGGAACATATCTTAAGAATGAACCAATCACCATTAATGGTGAAGAAAAACAAGGAAACTTAATTAAAGAGGTTATTAAGTTTAGTCCTAGAGATGTTAAATCTATTCAGCAGACTGCAGCAGGTGCATACACTCAATCTTTTAAAGCAGATGCTCTTTTACAACAGATTCCTTTTCCTAATGGAATTACTCAAGGTGATATAAGTGGTGGTAATAAACTTGAAAGTCCTGGAAAAATATTTACTAATATTAAAGCAGGTGATATACTTTCATATCAAAAAGACAATAATGATGATGTTAATTATAATGTAATAACTGGTGTTGGTGATGGTGGTAGAAATTTACCTCTTGCTGCGGTTTCAGATGTTGCTGGAGTATATAAAGGATCTGTTGATAATACTTCTAGATTACCGATATTCCAAGCTGTCTCATCATTAGAATCTAATGATGTTGGTTTATATGGAGTACTTCCAGAAAGAAATATTTCTTCTGTAGATTTTTCTAGTTCTACTTTAACTGTTTCTGCACAATTAACAGGACAATCTTTATCTGGAATGGGCGGTACTGCTTCTATAAGTGCAGTTAAAGATGGTAGTGGTGTAACTATACCAACTGCATTTTTCGAACCTTATAGTATTAGTCAATATTCAGTTCATTTTGGTAGTACTGCTGGTTTTGCCACAGTCACTGCTGATAAATTTGAGTTATTGAGTGGAGGTGCTTCCTTAAGTCTTGCTGGATTAGGAACTGTAGGTAATGCTGATGCTAATACTGTAATTAGTGTAACTGCAGAGAAGCAAGGAATTCAGAGTAAAGTAAAGGAATATCAAAGAAGTCAGTTAGTTACCGTAGATAAATCAAACTTTGTAGGATCTGGTAGTTCTGTTGCCAATCTTAATGATGGGTTGACATATAATAGCACTGCTTATGGTTTGAGAGTTCAGGATGAATCTATATCTTTAAACGTTGCTGATGTTTCGAGAGTATTGGCAGTCTATGAATCTCTTGATACTTCTGCACCTACTTTGGATAATATAGAATTTCCTTCATCTGCAAATGTTTTAGCCAATGCAAAAATTGGAGAAAATATTATCGGAAAGGAATCTGGTACTATTGCAAGAGTAGTTACAAATAATAGTTCGACACCATCATCTGGTGGAACTAATAAATTAGGTATTGTTTATCTTAATGAAAGAATATTTAATGTAAACGAGCAAGTCTCATTTAATGAATCAAATATTCAAACTATAGTTGAGAATATTAATTCACAACCTAATGATGGTCAATATATTAATGTTACAAATTCTTTCTATCTGGATAAAGGGCAGAGAGAACAATATTATGACTATTCAAGAATTATTAGAAGAAAAAATACTTCCGTACCATCAAGACAGTTATTAATTGTAATGGACTATTATGATGTTCCTATTGATGATACTGGAGATGTATTCTCTGTATTGAGTTATGATGGGGATAGATATACGAATGATATTCCATTGATTGGTGATAGTGGAATAAGAGCAACTGATACTTTGGACTTTAGACCAAGAGTATCTCCATTTAATGTTACTGATTCATCACCATTTTCATTTGAGAGAAGAACCACTGGATTTGGAAATACTCCTAAATTTATGGTGACAGCAAATGAAAATACTGTGGTTAAATATGATTATTATCTTGGAAGAATTGATAAAGTATATTTGGATGTAGGAGGTCAATTACAAGTAATAAAGGGACAACCTGCCAAGAATCCACAACCACCAATGGATTCTAATGACTCTATGTTAGTGGCTGATATTGTATTGCCACCATATCTTTATAATCCAAGAAGAGCACAAATAACTCTTGCTGATAATAGAAGATACACAATGCGTGATATTGGAATTTTAGAGGATAGAATCGAATCTTTAGAAACTGTAACTACCTTATCTTTATTGGAAGTTGGTACTGAAGCAATGACTATACAAGATGCTTATGGTAGAGATAGATTTAAGAGTGGATTTTTTGTAGATAGTTTTATTACTGATACTTTTGTAGATTTAGAAGAGTCAAGTATAACTGTTGATACTAATAATAAAGTGATTAGACCATTAATTTCTCGTAATAGTCTCAGTAATTTACTTTTACCCAGTATAAGTACGGTTGATGAAGAGTTAGATTTTGGAACAAATTATTCTTTGTATGATCCAAATGTTCAAAAAACTGGAAATGCTGTTACCTTAAAATATGAAGAAGTTTCATGGGTAGAGCAATCCTTTGCAACAGAGCAAGAAAATGTTAATCCATTCCATGTAGTTTCTTTCTCATCTGGAACTATTACATTAAGTCCAGAATCTGATTCATGGAGTAGAACCATACAGCAAGATGGTGGTGCTGAAGGAGCAGCACTTCTTGGCAGAATTTCTGATATTAATGCATCAGCATCAGCACATCATAAACAGTTTGCATCTTCTATAAATCATTTAAATCTGACAAAAATGGAAGCTGGCAGTTTTAATGATCTTTTAGGTGATATACAGAGTTCTGGTTTCCAATTTAATATTAATACTGATAGTAGTACTCATGAGGTTAGAAGTGGTGGTGAAATAATCTTTAATGAATATACTCTTCGTCAGAGATCAATTACTCTTAGAGATGGTATCATATTCAATGGTGAAGATGGATTTATGAGATCCAGAAATACTTCATTCTATGGTACTGGATTGAGACCTTTCCAGAGACATTATCAGTTCCTTGATGGAAATGGTGATGTAGATGTTATTCCAAAATTAATCGAAATTGCGAGTGATGAGGCAAGACTCAATTATGGTTCTTCTACTGCTTTCCAAGTTGGAGAAACGGTGAAGGGTTATATTGATACAAATCATAGTGGATCAAAAGAAATATTTAATGCAAGAGTTGCGACATCTAATCATAAAGAAGGGCCTTTTGGAAATCCTACTAAGATATACAGTGATAATCCATATGTTGCTAATGAAAATATACAAGCAGTTTATACTAGTAATTCAAAAGTATTAAATATTGATACTATTGCATTAGCTGCAGAAGCACAAGGTTTATATAGTGGATATATTACTAATCAGACAAGATTGGTTGGGCAGAGTAGTGGTGCGGTTGCTTACGTTAAGGATATACAATTAAAACCAGATGGTGCTGGAGAAGTCCAAGGTTCTTTCTTCCTTCGTGATCCACATACAACCCCACCACCAAGTGTCACAATTGAAACTGGAACAAAGACTTATAAACTTACGAGCAGTTCGAGTAATGCAAAACCTGCTACTGGAAGTGATTTAATTTCATCAGCAGCTACTAGGTATAGATCTGTTGGTACTCTTACTGTAGAGGGTACTGTTATTGACATTGAAGATCGAGATGTTACTATACGTGATTATTGGGATCCTTTGGCTCAATCTTTCACTGTTGGTGCAAATATAGAAGCACCTGATTCTAGTGGATCTATGGGTGATGATGATAATGGTATATTCTTGACCTCTGTAGATTTATTTTTTGCCAATAAAGATAGTAATAATAAAGCAGTAACAGTTGAAGTTAGAACTATGGAGTTAGGAACTCCTACAAGAAATAGAATTGGAAGAGGTGTTACATTACTTCCAAATCAAATTACAACTTCAACTGATGGATCAGTTGCAACGAATGTTAAATTCCCAGAACCAATTTATCTTGGTCCTGGTCAGGAATATGCAATTGTTCTTCTTGCTCCAACTAGTATGGAGTTCGAAGTATATGTTGCTACGATGAATCAACCTACATTAGCATCACAAAATCTTCCTAATGCATCTGCTGTGATATATTCTGAACAATGGGCTCTTGGTAGTTTATTTAAGTCACAGAATGGTTCGATTTGGGAACCAAGTCAACTTCAGGATATGAAGTTAAAATTATATAAAGCAAAGTTTGTGAATAGTGGTACTGCTTTCTTTGCAAATCCTACTTTAAATTCTAGTAATGGTTTTGGTGCCCGTCTTGGATCAAATCCAATTCTAACATTACCAAAAACTGGACAAATTAAAATCGATACTCTTACTGTTGGATTCTCGACATTTACTGGGGGAACCATCATTAACGGAGCTACTGATGATGAAGTTACAGCAACCATTGTAGATACTGGATGTTCTGCTTCACGTGTGGGAGTTCTTACTGGTGGAACTGGTTATCAAGTTGCATCTGCTGTTGAAACATTTGCAGTTACTGGAAAGGGTTCAGGGTTTAGATGTAATATTGCTGCTGTTGATGCAAATGGAACCATTGAAGAATTTACAGGTATAGTAACCACTGCTAATGGAACTGGATATCGACAGGGTGATATTGTTGGTATTGTGACTGCAGGTGCTTCTGGATCTGGTACAGGTACTGGTGCACTCTTTAGTGTTACTGCTAAAACTGATGGAATTGATACCCTATTCTTGACTAATATAAAGGGAACTGCTGCTAGTGGAGGATTTATTAATAATGGAGCATTTAGATATACTGATGGTGGTGGAAATATTCAAGAAGTTGTTGGTACTTTATACGATGGAAATTTGGTAGAAGATGGAACTCCAAATGATGGAAAACATATCTACATTTCACAGTTTGATCATGGAATGTATGCAACAAACAATAAATTAACTGTCACGGATGTTAGAGGAAGTTCTAAATTTACTAATTTGGGTGTGGAATTGACAACGACAGAAGCATCTAATATTAGTGTAGGATCTACTAGTGGATTTGAAACCTTTGAGGGTCTTGCAGTTAGTCCTACTAATCCTGGATATGTAAGAATTAATGATGAAGTTATTGGTTATGCGGGTATTGGTTCAGGAATTTTGGAAGTTGCTTCTAGTGGAAGAGGCACTGATTCTACTCAAATTATACCTCATAATGCAGGAAGTTATGTAGAGAAGTATGAACTCAATGGTGTTTCTTTAAGAAGAATAAACAAGGAACATACTATATCATCTCATGATATTGGATTTGATGATTATTATATTGAGATTGATAGAACTACAAATGGTGTTAATAGATCATCTGATTCTACTGGTAAACCACAATTATCATTTGATAATCAGGCATTCTTGGGTGGGGAATCAGTTCAGATTACTAAGAATATGCAGTATGATGCAGTGGTTCCAACTTATAATTTACGTACTCCATCAAGTGCTACTGAAGCAACGGCATCAATTAGAACTGTAAGTGGAACTAGTATTGGTGGAAATGAAGTTTCATTCTTAGATCAAGGATTCGAACCAGTTCAGTTGAACACGGAAAATGAATTATCTACACCAAGGATTATATGTTCTAAGGTTAATGAAAATGAGTATTTAAATAATATTGATAGGAATAAATCATTCACTACTGCTATAGAATTTAGTACTACTGATGAAAGTGTTTCTCCAATAATCAATTTAAGACGTGCACAAACACAATTTAGAAGTAATAGGTTAAATAACCCTGTTTCTGATTATGCAACTAATGCGTTAGTAAAAACTTCTTTATATGATAATCATAGTGCAATTTATGTCTCAAATATAATTAACTTAGATAAACCTGCTGATGGATTAAAAGTTATACTTTCTGCCAATAGACCTGCTTCAGCTGATTTCAGAGTTCTTTATGCTTTAATCAAAAAAGATTCTAGTTCAATTGATCCAAGATATACTTTGTTCCCTGGTTATGATAATTTGATAGATACTGACGAAAGTGGTTTTGGTGATCAAGTAATAGATCCTGCTAATAATAGTGGACTTCCTGATACATTTGTTTCTGCTAGTGTTTCTACAGAATTCTTAGAATATCAATTTACTGCGAATAATCTTGGTGAATTTACAGGATATAGAATTAAGATAGTAATGTCAGGAACCAATCAGGCACAAGAACCAAAGATTACTGATTTACGTACAATTGCTTTAAAATAATGCAAAGAGTTGAGGGACACTCACATCTTTATCGTGACGAAAATACAGGAGCTATTATAAACACTAATAGTTCTCAGTATAAACAAAGATTGAGATCCATATCTGTTATTAAATCAGATAAAGATGAATTAAATAAACTGAGAGAGGAAATTGATGAATTGAAACTTCTTCTTACACAGTTAACAGATACAATGCCTAAATAGGAATATAGAGATTCTGTGAGAATTAATGGCTGCAGTCTATACGAGTAATTTAGTAATAAACACAGGGAGTTCTTTTTCTCAGACTTTTACATTAGAGGGAAATGACGATTCAGCGTTTGATTTGACTGGATATACTGTTACATCCCAAATTAGGAAGTGGAGAGGTTCTGCAACTGCCACAGATTTTACCACTGCTATTCCAGTTCCTGCTACACAGGGAAAGATTCTTGTTAGTTTAACTTCTACAGAAACTGCGGCACTGACTCCAGGTAGACATGTCTATGATGTATTGATTACTATTAATGATACAAAAGAACTTGTAGTTGAAGGATCTGTTCTTATAAGGGAAGGGGTAACGAGATAATGCCAGATATTAAAGTCAGAGTTGGCCAACAAAATGCGGTAAAAGTAGTTGCTAGTGCTTTTGGTGGATCACTTACGGCTGAACAGGCGGTAAATGCTACTAATGTAAAGGGTGGTATTGCATCTGTAACATCAATAATTAATTCTGGAATTACTACTTTAACTGGCCCAGTTGGATTAGGTTCAGATTTATATGTTGCTGGAATATCTACACTTTCTGCTTTAGGTGGTATTACAACTACTGGTGGAGATTTATATGTTGGTGGAGATTTATATGTAAGGGATGATGTTACCTATGATGAAATTAATGGTAGAAATCTTAATGTAACTGGTGTTGGTACAATTGCCACTTTAAATATTAGTGGAGATGTACAAGTCTCTGGGATGTTAACGGTTGGAACAACTAGTTTAACTTTAGATGGCGATAATGATATTATTAATGTTGGTACAGGATTAACTCTTAGTTCTGTAAACGGAATTTATGCTGTTGCTGGAATTAATATATCAGGTATTTCTACATTTGGTGGAAGAATTGTTGGTGCTGCAACAAGTAATGTAATACCATTTTTATACAGTAATTTTAGCGATTTACCATCAGCTAGTACATACCATGGTGCATTTGCACATGTTCATGCACGAGGGAAGGGGTATTTTGCACATTCTAGTAATTGGTATGAATTAGTTAATACACAGTTAAATGGAACTGTTGGAACTGGAACAGAAAGATATAACATTGGTCCAACAAATGTAACAACTCTAAATGCTTCTGGTATTTCTACTTTAAGTGGTCAAGTAGGATTGGGATCCAACTTAAATGTATCTGGTGTTTCTACATTTGCAGGAATTGTTA